TCATTTCCTTTGACTGTTTTGGCGTCGCCACCTGCCCGGATTAGATTGCCGATAAAGTTGTATTTGATATCCATTGTTTCATTCCTTGTTTGTGTGTTTGTACCCTATGTATATATATAGCATATGTGCAATGCAATAGTGACGTTACGTCACAATAGAATTGACTGTACCACGGCACACCGATTCCACACTGACACACGCAGCGCGACCGCGTAACTGAACGCTTGTTCAATTACAATACTGCATCTGATATACGGGATGTCGAACACTGAGTACGGTATTCTGTATACAGTATACGCAATACGGTGTTCGGTATTTGGTAGACGGTATCCAAAATGCCCCACCCGGTCAACGTTTTCTGGGGTAGTGTTATTATTATACATCCTACACACACGGACGTCACCCCCGTACCCCCTTGCCTTACACCCCCTAAACAATGTAAAAAAAATATAAAATGGGAGTTCCACAAATGGCAGGCAGGGCATTACGCAGGCGTATACTAGCCGACATCTCTAAGCGAGGCGGAGCAGACTACTTGTTTGACCAGCTCGCCTCGGGCAAGACACTCACTAAGCTTGCTGCTGAGTATGAGTGCAGCCGTGAGTATCTTAGCAAGTCCATCCACGCTATCCCAGAGTATGCTTCTGCCGTGTCAAAAGCGCGGCAAGCTGCGGCAGACGCGTTGGTTGAGCAGGGCTTGGAGATGGTTGACGCGTTAGACGGTGCCAGCACCACGTCGGAGATTTCGGCCACACGCGAGAAGGTTCAGTGGCGCAAGTTTATGGCTGGCTCGTACAATCAGGAGCGATACGGCAACCGGCCTCAAACAAACCTGACCATATCTGTGAGCGACATGCACCTAGACGCGTTACGCAAGGTCAATTCCGATCTTGCCGCGATTGACACTGAGGATCGTGAGCGTGAGTCCCGCGCGATTGACGCAGATTATAAGGATGTCACAGATGACTGACGCCAATCCATTTGATGAATTTGTGCTGCGTTACCGTGATGATCCTGTTTTGTTTGTGCAGGAAGTGCTGGGCGCTACACCTTACGATTATCAAGCTGAGTTTCTGAACGCCTTAGCCGCTGGCGAGCGTAAGATGAGTGTGCGGTCTGGCCACGGTACTGGCAAGTCAACTACGGCGTCTTGGGCTATGCTTTGGTACGTCATGCTTCGGTTTCCGAATAAGGTTGTGGTTACGGCTCCCACGTCCGGCCAGTTGTTTGATGCTTTGTTTGCCGAGCTTAAACGTTGGATTAATGAGCTGCCGGATCAGTTGAAGGTTTTGTTGACGGTTAAGTCTGACCGGGTTGAGCTAACTGCTGCTCCGTCTGAGGCTTTTATTTCGGCTAGAACGTCACGCGCTGAGACGCCCGAAGCACTTGCTGGGGTACACTCTGCGAATGTGCTGTTAGTTGTGGACGAGGCTTCTGGTGTGCCTGAGAAGGTGTTTGAGGCTGCTGCGGGTTCTATGTCTGGCCACGCTGCGACTACGATTTTGCTGAGCAACCCAACGCGTTCATCTGGCACGTTTTTTGAAAGCCAAACGCGGATGGCAAGCAGTTGGTGGACACGGCGTTGGTCCTGCGTGGATAGTCCGCTTGTGTCTGACGAGTTTGTTGATGAGATGCGTGCGAGATACGGTGAGGATAGCAATGCTTTCCGTATTCGTGTGCTGGGTGAGTTTCCTATGGCGGATGACGACACGATTATACCGTTTCATTTGGTTGAGAGCGCTATTCGCCGCGATATTCAGGTTACGCCTGACGAAAAGCCCATTTGGGGCTTGGACGTGGCTAGGTTTGGTTCGGACAAGACTGCGCTGTGTAAGCGGTATGGTAATGTTGTGACTGAGATTACGTCTTGGCAGGGCTTAGATTTGATGCAGACTGTTGGGCGCGTTATGGCCGAATACGAAGGCTTATCGCCTTCTTTACGGCCTAGCGAGATACTAGTTGATAGTATCGGCGTTGGCGGCGGTGTTGTGGATAGATTGCGTGAGTTGGGCGCGCCTGTGCGTGGGATTAATGTGGGTGAGGCTCCGGCTATGGGCAATACCTACATGAATTTGCGGGCTGAGCTTTGGTTTAAGACTAAGGGTTGGCTGGAGGATCGTTCGTGCAAATTACCGAATGACGATCAATTGCTGGCAGAATTAACTGCGATTAGATTTTCGTTTACGCCCGGCGGCAAGATGAAAGCTGAGAGTAAGGACGACATGCGCAAGCGTGGGCTAAGGTCGCCGGATTTAGCTGACGCTTTATGTTTGACTATGGCGAGTGACGCGGCGACTGCGCTATCCGGCGCGATGTCAACGTGGAAGCAAGCTATCAAGCGTAATTTGAAAGGTATTGCATGAAACCTATTCCGTTTTATAAGTTATCGCCAAAAATGAAAAATATTCGCATGAATAATTGGATTAAGCAGTATATTGGGCGTGGGTTGGATTTGGAGGATGCACAGTATGCTGCGAGGTGGCGCGCTGGCCATTGGAAGCTAAATGACAGGATGAAAAAGGTCATGGATGGCTTAGAGGATGTGTGATACGCAGCCTGCGTGGCCTTTATAAAATAAATGTGCTACTGTGCTGAAAAATAGAGGACGACATTGAATGGGCATTTTTGATTTTCTTGGAGACTTGTCGTCCAAGCGCAGCAAGGAACTTGGGCTTGGCGGGTTACAGTCTCTTTTAGGTACACGCGGGGCTGCAAGGGCTGGCGATACGGGCGATGAAATGATGAAGATTACCGGAGGCGATAGTCTGCCCGGTTATTACAATCAAGAAACGCGCGAATATGTGCCTTGGTACGTTGATTTGTTTGACGGCGGCGGATTAAATGCTGCTGGCGGTGCGGCCAGTGCTGAAGCTGCTGGAATGCCTGCCGCGGGTGCTAGTTTGCTTGGCGGCGGCGCTCAGCCCGGTCCAAACGTTCAGCCCGGCCCGGCTTTGGGTAGCCAGCTTTCTGACATGGAAAGATTAAATCGTATGCCGGGCGTTGACCCGCGTAATTTGGGCGGCGCTTCTGGTTATGGTCCTATGGGCGTTGACCCGCGTAATTTAGGTGGAGCTGAAGGTTATGGCCCTATGGGCATTGACCAGCGCAATATGGGTGGTGCTTCTGGTTATGGTCAAACTGGCGTAGCCCCGGGCGGAACTATTGTTCCTTTAGACGAAATACTTACGCCAGAAGAAATTGCAAGACGAGATGCCGAAGCTAAAATGGCTCAAATAAAAAGCGGCAATTTTACGTTTGCTGATCTTATGCGTATGGCAAACTCTGGCCAGCTTGCAGAATCTAACCGCGCAGCTCTTAATCGAAATGCGTCAACTAGTAATCCTTCTTTGCCTCAATCACAAAACGTTGGCCCAACTGAGTTTGAGCGGTTTAAATCTAAATTTGAAAAAGAATTAAAAGCAAACGGTTTATGGGGTTTCCCTAATAAAATTCAGGAAACATTTGACGGCTTAAAATCACGAGGGCTTAATTACTAATGGCAATCACAACTTACGCAGAGTTAAAATCAACCATTGCAGGCTTTCTTAACCGCGATGATTTAACAGATATTACTAGCGATTTCGTCACGCTGGCTGAATCAAACTTGGCTCGCGACATTAGTCATTGGCGGCAAGAGAAGCGCAGCACGGCAGAGATTGACACGCAGTATAGCGCAATACCTGCTGACTTTCTTCAGGCTGTTAGGTTTTACGTCACCAGCGGCGAGACGCGTCCGCTTGAGTTAATCTCGCAGTTTCAATTACTTGACCGCAAGTATAGAAATTCCAACAGCAGCAACGAGCCTGCTTACTATGCGATTACTGCCGGTGAGATTGAAGTTTACCCTGTCCCAGATGGCACTTACACGGCTGAGTTGTATTACATATCCAAATTGGCTGCGTTGAGTGACAGCAATACAAGTAACTGGTTGCTTGAGTATTACCCTGACGCATATTTGTATGGCTCGCTTGTACATTCTGCGCCGTATTTAAAGGACGATGCCCGCTTGCAAATTTGGGCGGCTTTGTATCAAAGCGCAATTGATGCTATAAATGCAGAGAGCGAAAAATCTAAATTTGGCGGATCAGGCCGTCGTATGAAAATAAGGGCGTACTGACATGAGCTTTTCCGACACATTTGAAACCAAAGTTTTAACTTGGGTTTTCACCACAGGCACCGCGACACGCCCGACTGAATGGCATATTGCGCTTTACACGGGCGCGCCATCCGACCCCGGCGGCGGAACTGAAGTTTCTGGCGGCGGTTATGCAAGGCAGGCTGTCACGTTTACTGTTTCTGGCAACACTGCCTCAAACAATGCTGCAATTGAGTGGCCGGTTGCCACAGCGGGTTATGGCACGGTTACGCACGTTGGCGTTTTTGACGCTGTGACTAGCGGCACTTTAATTGCTTATGCAGCGCTGACTACCAGCAAGGCGATTGACCTAGGCGATGTATTTAGGCTCCCATCTGGTGATCTTGACGTTACGCTAGACTAATGGCTGAGTATCGCAGCGGTTACGGTAAGGCTACATACGGCTCGTATAACTTCGGGCTGGATGGCTTTATTACTGACGGCGCTGGCACGATTATTATCACGACAACTACCGCTGCTGCATCGGTTCGCGTTAGATTAAACGCGTCGATTGTTGTTGGCGTATCCACAACATCATCTGAAGTTGTTCGAGTGCGTGAGGCTTCGGCGTCTAGCACGACTGCGGCGACGACTGCGTCATCTGCCCAGCGCGTGCGTGAAAGCGATGCAACTTCTGCTGGCGTTGCAACGGCTACGGCTGCTTGCATCCGTAAGCGGAATGCTTACAGTTTGATTGCTGCGGCGGCTACTGCAAGCTCTGACATGGTTCGCGTTAGGCCAACTGCGGCGGAAATATCTGCTGCGTGCAGCACGTCGGCCAGTGCTGAAGCAATATATAGCAGTGGTGCTGACATTGTTTGCGTTATAACATCTGTAGCAACGTGCAACCGGGTTCAGTCGAGTAGTGCTTTAATTAGCACTGTTTTGAGTACGACTTGCAATGCTGTTAAAAAATGGGAGCCAATACCTGACACACCTGAAGTTTGGACGCCTGTTGATCCTGCGACGGAAATATGGCAGAGTGTTCCTAACGCAAGCGAGGATTGGTCTGCGTCTCCCCCAACATCAACGGATTGGACGCCAGCCTCGCCTTCCAGTGAAACTTGGGCTGACGCCGCATAGGAGATTATCATGGCTGATACAACAACAACGGCATATGCCTTAACAAAACCAGAGGTTGGCGCTTCCGAGGATACTTGGGGTACAAAGATCAACACCGATCTGGATACTTTGGATACGGTTGTAAACGCGATTGGCGGTAAGACTGCTGCTGCTACACTGTCCTATGCAGATGCGGCCAAGATTGCGACGACAGCCACGGGTGTGGATGTTACCGGCAATGTAGTTGTATCTGGCACTGTAGACGGCGTGGATATTGCCGCACGGGATGCCATACTGACCAGCACAACGGCTACTGCTGATGCTGCTCTGCCTAAAGCTGGCGGGACTATGACAGGCGCTCTTGATGTCGGCGGCACAGTGACGGCTGATGGGCTGACTGTGGATGGGAGTGCTACTGAGGTTAAGTTTACTACTTCAGCAGGTCGGATGGATTTGTTTCTTACGGACACAGATACTACAGATGGACAGGTGCGGGTTCGTGGTGATGCTAACAGCTTATCGTTAATTACAGATACAAAACTTAGGCAGACTATTTCATCAGGCGGCGACATCAGCTTCTACGAGGACACAGGCACCACTGCAAAGTTCTTCTGGGATGCGAGTGCGGAATCGTTGGGCATTGGGACGAGTACAACTACAGGATTTGACAGTGGTGCTGATAATTTAATTGTCGGCTCTGGTTCTGCATCAACTGGTTTGACAATCTTTTCTGGAGCAAGCGGCTATGGCTCTATACATTTTGCCGACGCAAACAGCTCCCCTGCTAATTATGTTGGGTATGTGAACTACAATCACGGCACTAACTCAATGCAGTTTGCTACAAACAACACAGAACGCATGCGCATCGACTCGTCAGGCAATGTGGGCATTGGGACTAGTTCGCCTAGTGCTAAGCTGCATGTATCTGGCGGTGACATAAGAATAACAGACACATTCCCTGCTCTTGTGCTTGACGGGACAACAGGTGGAAATGTGTGGGCCTTCTTGGAGGTTTCATCAGGAAACCTTGAAATAAGAGTTAATGATTCTCAGAAAGTTGCCATCGACTCGTCAGGCAATGTGGGCATTGGGACGGGTTCGCCGCAAAAACAAATGCACATTGAATCTGCAACGGGTGGAACAATTAGGCTAAGTTCTAGTGATACATCAGTTGGCGCTGGTGAATCTCTTGGTCAAATTGATTGGTATTCAAACGATTCTTCTGGGTCTGGAAGTGGTGTTCGTGCATTTGTTAATGTTGTAGAAAATGACGGTGGCCTTGGGCGCGCATACGACATGACGTTTGGTACGGGTCAAGTAGCTACTGCCTCAGAACGTATGCGCATCGACTCGTCAGGCAATGTGGGCATTGGGACGGTACCGTCTAGAAAACTTCATGTTGTTGACACAAGCGGCGGTAACATTGCCCTATTATCTAACGGCACTGACGCTGACTTGAACATAAACTTAACATCGGGGGTTACTTTGCTTACCCCCTCAACTGGCACACTAGCCTTTGGAACATCTAGCACAGAACGTATGCGCATCGACTCGTCAGGCAAAGTGGGCATTGGGACGAGTTCGCCTAGTACGCCTCTGCATGTTGTCGGTGCTGGAGATTTAATCAGAGCAGGAGCTGATAGTCAGCAGATTTCCATTGGTGTAAACACTGGAGGCGGGGAAAACTAT